CTCAAAGAGGTGTTTGATTCTATGCATGAGATTTACCCGTCACTCCAACACGTATTCAACGAAAACCTCACTCTCCTACAGCAGTGTACATGGGTCGGAATGAACGTGCCTTGGCCGGTTGATCCAGATGACCACATCCAGCGGGTCATCGATAACGTCATGGAGGTGTTTAACATCACAGTGTATGCAAATCTCCGTTATGAAATTCTCAATCTAGATTATGAAGCCCATTCCAAGCTGTGAAAAGTGTGTCTTTTATAAACCAGGCCCTTATGTGCGAACAGGGATGTGTACACGATACGTGGCATACAGAGGACGTGGCAAGATGGTTTACGAGTTTTCAGACACGGTCCGTCTCGACAAGTCCAAATGTGGCCCAGAAGGAAAGATGTTCCTTTCGGACCATAGAGAGCACAAGAAAAGTGCCCTTTGGTCACTTTTGAATGATGAGGAATAAAATATTTCAATTGAACATATGGGTCACCTGATAAAGGGTCAGCGGCCACGTGAATACCTGCCCCGTACAACCCGACGAGTATCAGGACTCTCTCCTGTTAGAGAGTCTAGTGAAAACGCACTGAAACGTTGGAACAAACTGCGTCAGTATATAAAGAGCACTATGAAACTCGAACGTAACATCCGCACGAAGGGTTCTGTGACCCGCGGTCGCTTCAAGATGTCCAACGCTTCACCTTCCCCAAAAAAAAAGAACAAATCACCGGAAGTTTACAAGAGAGGCCGATTCAAATTATATTCCTCCTAAAAAGAGTACAAACGCAAAATTTCTTTGATAATCTCGTGACGTTTAATATCATCTTCACTGAATTGCACGTGCTCGAGTCCAACAATAGGGTAGTCCTGTAGGCGTGTCAATAAATCAGCAAGTCCATTATTCTCAAACCCACGATCATGCTGACCCGTGTCACCAGTGATGATGAGTTTGGAATCCTTTCCGAGGCGGGTCATGACCATACGCATCTGATTCGGCGTCGAGTTTTGCATCTCGTCGGCGATGATCCAGGCGTTATCAAACGTTCGACCGCGCATGTACGCGAGAGGACACACTTCAAACTTTGTCTTCGGTGACATTGCATCCTTCATTGGACGAACCCATGGCTCCATCTTTTTGTCCAGCGTACCTGGAAGAAAACCGTGCTGTTCGTCCACGGAGACGGCCGGTCGAGTCAAAATGACATGACGAGCGTGCTTCGATGCGGCATGACATGCCATCATCGTCTTTCCTGTACCGGCTGGACCACTTGCAATGACGATTGGGATGCGTGGGTTTTCGAGCAGGACTTGGTACAGACGGTGCGCCATACATTGAATACGCCACTTTCTTTTATCAGTCCATCGGACATTCTTGTCCGCCACCGATGGATGATCATCGGACACTCGTGTCCGATGGAATTTAGAACCTGTTTACCACTTGCCACTCTGCAATCGTTCCATCGAGCGTCGTCAGAATGATGTGACCAGCCTCTTCTGGGTCGAAATGTTCTGCACAACAGAAAATGTCGAGGTATACTGTGTTATTCTCAGGGTATGTGTGCACCGAAAAATGAGACTCGGACAGCACGAGCACACCAGTGACACCGAACGGCTCAAATTGGTGGAATGCCCTGCTGACGACGGTCAACTTACACTTGTCTGCAATCTCCTCCATCAGAGGCTCAATCTCATCAATGTACTTGAAGTGAACACCCGAGACACGTCCGATGAGATGCTTCATTCTTAATTTAAAAATGTCAGGTTTTTTTATACCATGTCTTTCACTGTGATCGATGGTGAGCTTGCAGTCCTTCGCGATGGTGAAATAGAGTACGTTTTCGAACGCGACTCGTTCAGCAGGGCTGCGTACAACTACATGATTCGGTGGATTCAGGACAAAAAGTCTCCAGAGGATGACCCTGGCATGATGTGGTTCGAGGCTGAAAAGGCATGGGATTCACTCAGTCCTGAGATACAGGGTACACTCGTATCCATCTCGAATAAAGAGAAGCAGCAGGCAAGTGACATTCGTGATGGGCTGCTTGCAACCCTTCACGGATACCAGGGACTTAAAACCATCAAAGACGCCTACGCTGAATGTATTAGTGGGTGTTTCAGTCAATGGTGACCTCACACTCTTCGACAAGAAGAGGCTCGACCAATATTTCATCAATCTCAACCTCACAGATGCCTTTTTGACGCATGGCGATTACGCGGTCCCAAAAAGCCTTCATAACTGGAAGGTAATGTGCAAACCACTCACGATCGCGTGGAACTTCGACGACGACAAATTCCTCTGGAGGGCCCTCTTTGTACTGGACGAAATCACACACCTCGAGGTCCATAATTTCCAAGAGGAGCTGAATCTGAGGTAGGTAATACCCCGGAACTTCGGGTTTGATTTTACGACTCAAAGGACACTTGATTTCAAGGAGACGACCAGACTCTGTGATGCCGTCGGGACTTCCACCGAGAAATTTGTGTACCGGATGTTGCACGAGACCAATCTCATGTGAAATCTGTCCATGACGCATATCATACAAATCACGGACCATGGGCTCAAGACGCGTTCCGTGTGCCGTCGCTTCGTTTCCAGCCCACGGACGCGCCGCGCCGCACTTTTTCGCCAAGAGACCTTCGGGTTTTTCGTACGGATTGAGACCGATGGCCGTCGCCGCATCGCTCGCAGTCAGCAGATTCCCACGGAGGTTTAGCCACTCCTGACTGCGCTGGTCTGCATATGTTTGTTCGATAAGTTCTTTTGCACGCGGGTGCATCTTTCAATTAGAAAGCATAGACTGTTTAACTAAGTGTAAACTTCTTCTCGAGGTTGAGCATCCGGGTCGCACGAGCCTTTGCAGCGCGTAGGCGGTCGCACTCTTCGGCTGCCTCCTCCATCTCGAGCTCAATGCGCAGAGGCGCGATGAGCTGACGGATCTCGTCGGCATGCGTCTTGGCTGGCTTGACCTTGGGCGGGTTCTTCTTGTACTCGGTCCAAGCCTTCTTGCACATCTTGTACACCTCGAGAGCAATTGCGAGACCCTCCTTGGCATGCTCGAGGTCACCCTCAAACTCAGCCATAGATGCGTCATGGGCGGCTTGCTTTTCCTCGTCGGTCCAACGATCATATTCAGACATTGCGGAACCAATGTGCTCATCGCACGCCTGGTGCAGACCGGCTGCAGTCCCTGGACACTCGTCACGTACCATATCAAGCTCACTGTGCGCATCACCCTCGAAGTAATCGAGGACCGCCTGGCGAGCCGATGGCCACGGAGGGTAATCCTCATAGTCGCTCTTGCGAGCGCGCCACTTGCATCCGTCTGCACAGTACACGTAACCGTTGGCGTCAAGTGCGAAGCAAATGCCCCACCCCATCTCTACTTCTTGAAACGATCCGTCGTCTTAAGTGCAATTTGTGCCGCAAATTGTTCCGCCTGCTTCTTCGTACTCGCAAATCCAGAACCGTATGATATACCATCCACAACAACCTCGATATGAAACGTGCCGTTGTATTGACCGCGAACCTGATACTCCGGCAACGGCACTTTGTTCGCTTGACACCACCGCATGAGTTGGTCCTTGTAATTGTCATCCGTGAGGTTCATGTCGACGTGCTCAAATGCAGCAAACACAAACGACTTGGCGTGAATCATTCCAATGTCCAGATAGATGGCACCGACAAGCGCCTCGAAAACATCCTCGAGGATATTCTCGTTGGTGTTCCAACCGTTACGCATGCCCTTGTCATCCATGAGAACCCATTTATCGAGTCCGAGTCGTTTTGAAATTTCACACAGCGTTTTACCTCTCACGAGTTTCGTACGCGCCTTGGTCAAGAACCCCTCCTGCTCCGCTGGAAACTTTTCAAAGAGAAATCGTGTGATAATAAATCCAAGAACGGAATCACCCATAAATTCCAGCGTCTCGTACGAGCCTTCTAGACCCTTGTACTTTTTGAGAGCTGATTTATGCGTGAAAGATCTGCGATACAATTTGATATCATTAATTTTCGTCCCTACGAGGCGTTCAAGCGCCACGCGGTCGATGTTTGGGGCATCGACGAGCTCTGGCGCTTCAACGGTTTCCATTTTATATTATGTGAGCTTTTTGTTTTTAAGTCCAACAGGACTCCTGTTGTCCCCGGGGAGAACAGGGTTCAGGACTTGACACCAATCTGGGGGTGGCCCTGGAACGCCGGGATGTACCCTGGACCTGTTCCAGACAGTTCTACAGTTCTGGCTTCTGGTTTTTTGACAACCTGAAAGACGAAGAAGAGCGCGACGAGAATCAGAAACAGAATCAACAGTTTATTCATATTACATTAGACTGTGGAAAAAATCCAGCAGACAACACCCTTTGTTTCAGGCCTTCTTCACCGTCGGACGCTTCGCCGCA